AACCAATTTCTATATTCACCTGTAATGGACGAGGTGTCCTTTGTTAAAAAATTATAAGGAAATCCTACTGATTTCATAGGAAATAAATATTCTAGTATATAACCATTAAAATCTTGTTCTTTTTCTCCTTGACCTACTGCATAGGGCAATTTACTCATATCTGTTGGAAACGTAGATTCACGAAAACTTTTGTTAGCACTTAACGCCATAATGGAACCACCAAAATAACCTACACCAATGAGATACAATATATTTTTAAAAATTTCTATGGTAAATCCTTTTAAATCACCCACTTGGGTTTTTAACAACATATATTAGTATATAAAATAGTTTACTATAAATTACCATTTTGTTTTTTTAACTTGAATTTGAGGACCTTTTTTAGAAGTAGATTTGGGGTCATAGGCTTCATCTGTTTCTTCAGGCATATTTTTAGATAATTCCCAAAATTCTTTAGATCCAAGTCTAAAATTAGCATGATGTTCTGCTTTATACCAAAAAATCTGATCTGTTAATTTATTACTTTTTGAATTGTTATTAATAACTAAACATTCATAATTTTCAGTACATTGATCCATGACTTGACAAAAAGACTCAAACGTAGGAAACATACCTGCATAATTTTCATAAATACGTTTTCTGTTAATGATATAAGGCTCGCGTAAAATAAACACATAATCAATATTTGTTCTTAAATTAGGAGGAATACCTAAAGGATATTGCATGGTGATGATTAACATGATTTTCCAATGACGTCCATTCATAAACAATAAACGCATCAATTTATCCTTTGTCCATCCATTATCATACAAACAATCATCTAGGATACAAAATGCTCTAGGATCAATATTGCATTTTTTATAAGTTTGTAATTCACATTGTATTTGTTTCATACACTGTTTTTGACGTTTAAGAATGTTTTCAATGATTCCGCTATTGTATTCATCATGAATGAATATTTTAGGTACATGTTCACTATAAAATGAATTTCCTGCTTCTGTTCCAGAAATAACGGTACCAATCGGAACATCTTGTTGATAAAAAAGTAAATCTCTTACTAAATAACTTTTACCTGTATCACGGCGTCCAATAAGAACAACCACGGGTCCTTTATTTTCATCTCGTTTAAAATTAATATGACGCATATCAAATTTTTTTAATTCTAGTGTCATGTATATTCTTCAAAAGAATAAAAAAATGTTTTAACGTATTAAATTGATTTAAGAATATATATAGAATATGTAAGAGAATGGAATTTTGTGAAGTCTGTGAAAACTTACTTTACACAAAAGTGTCAGATGGAAACATTGTAAAATTTTGTAAAAAATGTGGAAATACATTAGAACCAAAATCATCTACAGTTGTGTTTAGTACATCGTTTCAAAAACGTGAACAAAGTGTTGTCATTAATAAGTTTACTAAATTAGATCCCACCTTACCAAGAACATATACTATCCCTTGTCCAAATGATCAATGTGAAAATCATACACATGAACATCCTGAAATTATTGTAGTTAGATATGATCATAGTGAACTTAAATATATATTCATTTGTCCTCTATGTGATACTTCATGGAAACACAACAAGGAATAAAATTGATATTAAATATAATTTATTATAGTATTGTAAATGAGTGACGAAGAAGTAGAAGATGACCCTTTGTATGAATCTGATACAGATGAAAGTACAAATAGTGAACAAGAAAGTGAACCACCTTTAGAAGAATACAAAGAAGACATTGAGGATGAACCCATTATTTCTCATCCCGTTATTAATTTAAAAGATTCATTGGTTCACATTCATGCTCAAGAAAAAAAAATAAGTTATGAAGAGGTATTGGCTAGATGTTCTATTGTAAGAGATGCTACTGGAAATATTCAAGATAAACGTCACATTACGCCTCCTTTTATTACAAAATATGAAATGGCAAGAGTATTGGGTATGCGAGCTACACAAATTGAACAAAGTGCGCCTTTATTCATTGAGATAGATCCCAAAATACATGATAGCTATGTGATTGCTAGAGAAGAATTTTATCAGAAAAAGATACCCTTTATTATTTCACGCCCCATGCCTAATGGAGAAAATGAATATTGGAAATTAAGTGATTTAGAAATTTTGTTTTAAATAGAAAATATGTATTCATATATGAGTTTATTTTTTAAAAAATGCATACCTTCTATTGTAGGATGGGGATCACTTGGATTTTATCGTGGAATCATGGATTATGAATATTCTGTTTGTAAATATGAACACAGACATTTGTATACAACTCAATTGATTTATGGATTAGGAGGAACTGTTTGTTATCTAAATCCATGGTTTTTATTCATTAGTATACCTAAAGAATTGTATCGTTTAGAAGTTAACCTAAGAGGGTTAGAACAAGAAAAATATACCGATAAATACAATGAACTATTTTAATATCGTCGTCTTGTTTTATTTTTTTTACTTTTGCGAAGAGCTCGTGCACCTAAAAAAAAGGCTAAAGGTAAAATAGCACTAGCAGCCGCCGATCCAATAGATGCTAAAGTAAAGTTTCCTCCCTTTATCTTACGCGATTTCATAATTTATACTTTATTTTTTTTTTAAAATATAGACAATATAAATTAACAGGGTGGTATTAAATATTAATAAAGAACTTCCATAAAATATATAAGGATACACATGTATTTTGTATAAATCATTTAGCCTACAATCTTTTTTAAGTAAATCAATGCATTGAGATAACATAATTATTCTTAGTATATTTTATGCGTGTATTTCCCGCATAAAATATGTACAAAATATTATGATTTATAATGCAACATCACAATTTGATTTTAATGAAATTCATTTAGCAAAACCATCTCCTTTGTATGGAGGATCCTTTTTATCCAAAATTAACATAACCACATCAGATCATCCTTTATATATGTATACGCCTTCATGTAATACAATTCATGGTATTATTACTTCAGGAACTAAAAAATATATAGATTTGCAATTTACAACAATCAATAGCAACTTTATAGATTGGATTAATGATCTTGAAGAAAGGGTACAACAACTTATTTTTGATCATCGCAATGATTGGTTTGTAACCGATGGTTTAGAAATGGATGATATACAAAATCCTTTTATACCGATGATTAAAGTAAAGGGTGGTATTTATTACATGCGGGTTTATTTACCTAAAACTTCTTCTGAAGTAACCATCTTTAATCAAAATGAAATGATGATGACAGAAAAAGACGTAAAAACAAATAAATTAATTGCCATTTTAGATTTTGTAGGACTTAAATTTAATCAAAAATGTTTTCAAATTATGGTGAATGTTAGGCAATTGATGATTTTAGAAAATCAAATTTTTTCTACTTGTTTAATTAAACCACCGGTTGAAAAAGGAGATGTTATAGAAATAGAAGAAATTCAATTGACAAATTAAGACATTTTTTTATTTTATTGTGTATTTTATATATATGAGTGCCTTTAAATTTGACACCGTTATTTTAGGCGTTGCGATTCTTGTTTTAGGATATTTAATTTATAATAATAGTAAAAATAAATTTGTTTCCCCTATGTCCACCCAATCTAGCACAAATTCACCCGGCCCATCTCCTTCTTCTTTAGGAGAGGATCAATTTGCTTCTGCGAATGGTGTAAGCACAACAACTCATGGAATGTCAAAGGCAAAAATGGATAACCCCAGTTCCTTATTACCCAATGATACAAATTCTCAATGGGCGTCTTTAAATCCTAATGGAAATGGTGCACTTAAGAGTGTAAATTTATTACAAGCTGGATCTTTGGTGGGAATCAATACTGTAGGAAGTTCGCTTCGTAACCCTAATCTTCAATTACGATCGGACCCTCCAAATCCTCAAGGAAGTGTAGGACCCTGGAATAACTCCACCATTCAGCCTGATACAAACAGAAAACCTTTAGAAATAGGTGGTCAAATGTAAATATAAAAGATATTTAAAGAAATGTACATAATAATATCATGCCAGTACTTTATGATTGGGATGTTCATATGACTCGTGGAAGTGTTTACTGTACGGGCGTGTTGAATGGTCGCGATTGGATT